GCTTGTGCCAAACACCAGCAGACAGAGGGTAATTTTGAATTGATTCTTTCAGAGCGGTAATAATAATAGAAAGATCATCTTCGTCAAGCTTGACTCGACCGTCGATGTCTCCTTTGTGGTTGTTTAATACTTTCATGATTTGGGGTAGAAGGAGAGTGAGGAGATGGTGAATTGTCCTGGGTAACGCTTGTGAAGCTCAGTGAGCCTCTCGCGCAGGTCAGAGTGATTCTCATAGACAGCGACAATGCTATCCTGGGAGGGGGTGGATCCCTTCTTGATGAGGGACCAGACAATTTCGTGTTGAGTAGCGTGCTTCATGGAATCTATTATAACAACTCAGGCAGAAAGTACAAGAGCCTTCTCTTGAAACCATGTAGGAACACAGCCACCTAGGTCCCAGTCCCAGTTGATACGCTTGCCTTCTACGAGCTTCTTGTAGACGTAGTAGCCCTGGTAAGCCTCTACGGTGTTGTCACGCTTGCATTCTTCAGGCATGCACTGAGGAGGGGGCGTGAAGCCGTTACGAGGAAGGTGGGGAGGGTTGTGGCACAGGACATGCTTGAGCTTGGTCCATGAAGCGTGCTCCTTACCACGGCGCATGAAGAACTCATTGGCAAGGTTGTGCCACAGGTCGTAGAGCCAAGTGTAGTGGTCTGTAGACTCACGGACCCAGATCGTGCTGGGATGGTTCTTGTGAGCGATCTGGTAACAGTCTTCTGCCCAAGGACTGTCAGTCACACGGTGTGCGGTGGACAGAAGTTGAGCGTACTCAATCATCATTTTGGAGCAGTGAACATCGGCATGGTCGATGGCTGCTTGCTGAGGGCATTCGTGAAGGTAGAAAATATTCATTTTTTGGTGCGGGAAAGGTACAACGAGCCTAGTAGGTCAGCTACATATTATATCGACATACCTGGAGAAATCAAGCATGGAATCAAGAAAACAATATTTGAGGAAACAACTTGCAGAGAAGACTGCGCGAGTAGATGAGGCACTTCCTGTTATTCCCGCATTGGTGGCAGGAGGTAGATGGCTGGCGGGGAAGGCAATTAAATATGGCGCGAAGAAATTGGCTAAACGAGCAGCCGTCTCAGGCACTAAACGAGCAGTCGTCTCAGGCACAAAACGAGCAGTCGTCTCAGGCACAAGAAAGACCTTTGGATTAGCTAAAAATGTAGCAAAAGACGCTATTTTGCCTGGGGCAGGTGGAGTAAAAGGTGCAGTGGCGGGAGCAGCGGTGCGTGCAGGAACGAGCACATTAAAAAAAGGTGCTGAAGTTGTTGACGATACATCGGACGCATTAGCGGATGTTATGAGAAAACGGCGTGAAGCTGCTGAAGCTAAGAAGAAAGCTGAGGAGGATCGTAAGAAGGCAGAAGAGGAAGCAAGAGAGAGAAAAGACGAAGCTCTCCATACTGCTTACTTTAACTTCGCTACCTCTTTAATGACTGAATCCTTAGATGCCTTCGAAAGAACCCACTTGAAAGGTCTAGCCGTGGATGGGAATATACAGGCCCAAAAAAAATTAGAGGCTGATGTAAAAAAAGTAAAGCAGGGATTGCAGGACAGAGAAGACGCCCCTGATGCTACTAAACCTAAAAAGAAAGGAAGCAATTTCGTCAATAGTCAAAAAAGGAAGATGAGGCGATACTTAAATAATATTCCAAGAAAAGTAGTAGGAGGCGTTGGAACGGCAGTTAAGAGAAGCTTAACAACACCTTTCAGAGCAATGAAAGGTAAAGGGAAACCGGGAAAGTATAAATTTGATCACACAGAATACCAAAGAATAGGGTCCATCATCGCAGAGAAGAGTGCTGCCTGGACTAGAAGCGAGGGCAAGAACCCTAGCGGTGGCCTAAACGCTAAAGGCGTAGCCTCATACAGAGCACAGAACCCAGGCTCTAAACTTAAGACTGCTGTTACTACTAAGCCTAGCAAGCTCAAGAAGGGCTCCAAGGCTGCTAACAGAAGAAAGTCTTTCTGTGCTAGAATGAAAGGTATGCGTAAGCGTCAGAAGTCCAGTAACAACACAGGCAAAGATCGTCTCAGTTTATCACTAAAGAAGTGGAATTGTTAGTTTTAGTATAAACCATTAGCAAAGTTTATTGCAATAATTAGTATATAATATAGGGGACGAGGTAAAGTTATGAGCGACACCAGAGAAGACGATTGGGTTCGATATAAGGAGTTGGTTCTATCTGAGATAGACCGTCTCCATGAGGACATTAAATCAACTGAGAAGGAACTCTTGGATGGTATCAGTAAGCTTGCCGAAAACCAAACGAAGATGAGCCATGATATCGTTAAATTAAAAACCCAGGCCACTATGTGGGGCCTGGGTGCGGGTGGTTTCATCAGTGCTGTAGTAGCATTCTTTAACGATGTATTTATTAGATCCTGATAGGGATCGGATCTCCTAAATCGTCACAGACCTGGGAAAGCTGATGATAAATTGCCATAACATTATTATAGGAATCTTGGTAATTCCCTTCGTTTACGAAACCTGCAAACTGCTTGGAATGGTTATTTTCCGCAAAGGTTAGTTTTTTCTCAAGGCGTTCTCTTTCTTTTTGTAGTTCTGCTTTAGTCATGTCTTTGGTATTGGTGAGCATTGGCCCGTGCATCCTCCTGATGCGTCACAATTAATACATTCAGTCATCATTGTTTTCGTCGTAGCGTTTCATCGCCAGGAGCCCGTAACCCACAATGTCCTGCCACGGATTCTCACTGAAAGCTTTTGGGTCGTTAGCGATTCGGAATAGTTTATCTAGTATGCGAGCGATGGTTAGAAGATCATCATACTGAGAAGGTTTAATACCATCAGTAAACATTTGTCTTAGGCACTCTCCACTACGTCCAAAAGAGTCTCCGTAGGCGTTTTGTTTAGCTTGTACTAGCTGCCCTACATCCCAGCCAATACTGTCGTAGCTTTCATTCTTCTTTTGATTCATGTTCAATGTAATGTTTAAGTTCTAGGTAAGCCATGTAAGATCCTTTAGCAAAGTCTGAAACAGACTCTCCTCGGTCATTCGTTGGCGATTTATTATAGAGATCAATCCAATAATCTGCCCGTTCATTTATGTGTTTTAGTAGTTCTTTCATAATGTTGTATGGTACGCCATCCAGGATTTGAACCTGGGACCTACGGATTAGAAGTCCGTTGCTCTATCCACTGAGCTAATGGCGCGGTGTATGGTCGGGGTGAAAGGATTCGAACCTTCGGCCTTCCGCTCCCAAAGCGGACGCGCTACCAAGCTGCGCCACACCCCGTTATAGTTACTTACTAAATGCTTTGAAGCATAAAAGGACTAAAAGGACAATATAAAAGGCTGCCCAGCAGCCTCCGTTACTCTCTTCTTGTACTTGCATAATAGTATGTGTATGGCTCCCCAGGTTTGATTCGAACAAACGACTCTTCGCTTAACAGGCGAATACTCTAACCGCTGAGTTACTGGGGAGTATTGTAAATGGGGCCAGATGTCGGACTTGAACCGACGACCGCTGCTTTACAAAAGCAGTGCTCTACCACTGAGCTAATCTGGCGTATATGGTGGAGAAGGAGGGAGTCGAACCCTCGTCCAAGAAGAGCGAGACTTTACACTTGGGCGATAATCGTCTTGCTTTCGCTACTCAACTTGTCAATACCATTGCTTCCCCGTTGTATGGTACGAGTGGCGGGACTCGAACCCGCAATCCATAAGGCGTCAGATTTTAAGTCTGATGTGTATACCAATTCCACCACACTCGCTTGGTCCTCCTGGTGGTAATCGAAACCACGACCTATGCTTTATAAGAACATTGCTCTAACCACTGAGCTACAGGAGGTGGTTATTACATCCAGGAGTTATGTTCTGACAGCCGCAGTTACCTGCTGGCTACTCCTGGACGATCTATTATACCTCACTCAAGAGAGCATTTCAAGCGTCAGCTTCGAAATTCTTGACATCGTAGATCTTCACTCCATCCTTTGTCACCTTGGAGGAATAATACTCTCCGTCCTTCTTGGGCACCTTTCTGTTTAGGATTGCATCCGCAAGCTTGTCCGAGATGTTATTCTTAATGAAGCGAGAAATATTCCTAGCACCATACTCACGGGAGAAGCCATGCTTTACAACGTAGTCCACCAAAGGAGAAGTAATTTGGATAGGAAGCTTCTCAAGCTGAAGTCTGGCGATCTTACGAACATCCTTTTTTGTCAGATGATTAAAGATTACTACTTCGTCAATACGGTTCATGAATTCAGGGCTGAAGTGACCTTTCACTGAACTCTTAACTAGGTCCTTCTCTTCAGACTCCGTAGGATCGTTGTGTGTGAACCCTACGCGACGTTGCTTAGACTCCACGATACCTTTGTTGGAGGTGAAGATAAAGAGCGACTGAGAGAAGTCTAGGACGTTGCCCATATTGTCTGTGCAGGTGCCGTCGTCCAAGAGACTCAGGAGAAAGTCGTAGAGCTTGTGGTGGGCCTTCTCGATCTCATCGAACAGGAACACCCAGCGATTGCTCTTCTCTGCCTTCTCAGCCATAAGGCTCTTCTCAGTGTGCCCAACGTAACCTGGAGGAGAACCGATAAGCTTGGCATACTCATGACCCCCAGCGTACTCAGCGCAGTTGACCTTGTAGAAGTTGCCGCTGTACTTATCTCCTAGGATCTTAGCAAGCTCAGTCTTACCAACACCTGTAGGACCAACGAACAAGAAGGAAGTTCCTTGTGAAAGGCCCGTAGCGGTAAGCTTTAGAGCTTTAACTACACTGTCGATAGCCTGATCTTGTCCTAGTAGATTCTTTCTAAACGCTTTCTCTGCTGAATTGATGTCCTCTAGAGAAGAAAGGTTAATGTCTTGCTCGTCTTTCTCTCCATCAATGCTCTTTTTTAAGCGATCAAACAATGACGAATTTTCCAACCCAGTCATAAATGTAGCGGAGTTCAGATCAGTACAAATGAATGACATAGAGAAGTTAGGGTAAAGAGAAATAATATCATCGTAAACGATATCATAAATCTCCTCTTCCTCGTACATATCAGAACCTTGTACTTGGCTCATAATGGAATCCATGTCAATGACAAACTTAGTAACAATATACTTCTTATAGTCCTCTAAATTGACTGGAGTTTCTGCTTCACGGACTCGTTTCTTAATAGTCCAGTAAAGAGCTTTCTCTTCTTCTAGGGTCATTCCCTTGATTAGAAGAACAGTGTTAAGATCACGGCAAACAGCCCTGTATACATTTCGGTTTTCGTCTGAATCACTCATTTAATAAATTGTCTAGGTCGCTAAAGGTCGAGTTCATTGTTCCTTTGTTTGCTTTGGTCTTTCCAGTGTCTGTGGACTCTTCCATCTTTACAACAAGATTGAGAATCTTAATCACATTATTCTTGGAAGCCTGTGCGACTTTTAGACAATCCACCATAAGGGATTTAGCGGTAGAGTCCTGAGGGTTCTCGTCTACCATTTGCCGAAAAAATCTATGCGTGTTTAACGCAAGTTCACGATCATCCTTGGCTTCGGAAATCAGATCTTTCGCAAGTTTCTGAATCCGGGTAGGACTCAGGTGCGAGGTTTTGGGTACATAAGGTGAAGGCATGTTAGCTTTCCTCCTTAGTATCTAGTTCGTAGAAATGTTTTTTCATCCACCAATTAACCAAATTATCCCAATCACCTATGGTCATAACCATACCGAAGGGATTCCAACCAAGATAAAGATTGTCTAGAACTCTCATGATAATACATCTACCTGAGACAGTAAAGCCTCTTTAACTTGTGCTCCTTCTGGGAGGTGGAAAGTAATGTAAGCCTCGTTGATGGCTCCAAAACCAGTCATGGTAATAGGGTGATCTACCTCTACATCAAACGTAACAGAAAGCTTAGTATTCTTTCTTTCTATAGGTATAGACTCGTTCTCTACTTTAATTTTTTTCTTTTCGGGTTTTTTGTCGCCCCATACCCAATCCCAAGACATGATTATCTCCTTTTAGTGAACTTTTCGAAACTACCGTCATCTTCCCATTCATCGGAAATATCCGAGTAGTCTACCTTTGCTTCCTGCTTATTATAGGAGAATGTTTTTAGTTTTGCTTTACTTTTTCTACGGTTGTTTCTGCGAGAGGAAACTTGCTCAAGGGTATCGTCATCAAAATTCTTTCTAAATGTGTCGGCCATGTTAAAAAATATCGAAAGGGTCTTCTTCCTCGTCATCCTCTGCGTCATAAGCAAATGTTACTTCTGAAAGCTTCTTAGCAACCGATCCTTCCATAGGGAAGGCCATTGCCACTTCTTCCTTTTTATTGTCCCAATACATAGAAGCACAGGAAGGATCCTTCTCCATCATATCATACACAAGATTATACAAACAACAGTTCTTATAATAATCTAAAAATTCAGGATCACCTTCAGCATAAGCCTCTTCCCCTCCTTTTTGGTTAATCCAAAAAAGCATTTGGGCTTCAGTGATATACAGTCCATTGCTGTCTACCAACAGGGGAACTCTGAACTCATCCATGATAAAAAAACGAGGAGGAAGGCGACGGGGGAAAACCTCCCTCCTCTGGAAGTGAGAGCCAAAGCCCTCAATATATTTAGAGAGGAAGGAGGATAACTAAGTAAACTTTTTATCAGTTGTTGGCGTAGTTGGCAGCAAGGTCCCACAGTTGGCTGTTAAGCTCAACGTCACGGGAGATGCTGGTGATCTTACGAGCCTTGCGGCGTGTTGTGGAATCAACCCAGCCAGCGCGAGTCAGGTTCTCCTGAGCGACGTTGTAGGAGGACCAAAGGTCAATCTTGTCGTCCGCTACGCGACGAGCCTTTCCGACCTGATTGATCGTTTCCTGGGTAGGGCTTTCCCATCGCAGAGCCGCAGCATCAGCAAAGAAACTGTTCCGCTCTTGCATACTCAGTGGGCGCTTGTTCCAGTTGTCACGGGTCTGGTAAAGATCGTTCGTAGAGGCGACGAGCTTCTGCGAAGCAGCAATAACCTCGTCAGGAGAGTAGCCAATGTGCTTGACCTTAACCTTACCGTAGTTCTCATCACCGATGATCAGCCCGTTGGAGCAGACCATGCGGAAAATACCAGCGTGCAGGTTGTATGCCTGTAGTCCGTTGTGGCTGTTGACAATCAGAAGCTCGACAAAGCTATCGCCAACCTTGGTACGCTCCTCTTCCTTCTGGCGGCGCATACGAACGATGTGCTTGGCGTGCATGTCACTCCACTTGCGGGAGTGAACCTGATTGGCTTCCCAAGCTTCCCATCCGTCCTCTTGTAGCGTCTCAATGACACTAGTGGTAGGGATGAAGGTGTATCGGTCAGAAGTGCGCTCCTCGCTAGGGCTGGTGGCGAAAACGGCGGGGGCTTTGCGACGGAGCATGTCTTCGTTGATGATCGTGGTAGTCATGGTTCTTTTCTTTGGTTGAGTGTTGCGCCCGAAGTAGGCGTCGATGGAGCCAGTAACTAGTCGGCTCAGGTCTCTTTCGTATGCCATATTATACCTCTTCTGTGAATACTTTCAACGTCAAACACCGATTACTTTGCGAAGTTCGGAGAATTCCTCTCCTAAGAAGCCTTCATAAAAGGACTTACGTTGGAACTTCTTCTCACCGAAAGTGAACCAACCTCCACTTTGCTGCACTAGACCGTCTAGAACCAAGAACTCTAGAAGGCCATCGTACTGATCCAGACCCTCGTCGTACATGAGCTTGAAGGTTGTCTCACGGAAAGGGATGGACACCTTGTTCTTGGTGTTCCTGAGCTTCCCTTGGATTCCAATGATCTGCTTGTTCTCGTCCTTGATGAGGTCTGAGGTTTTGTTCGAGATCGTCTTCATGTTGACGCCCAGGTAGTATTCAAGGCTCTTGCCTCCTGCTGCCTGGGTCTCAGGGTTCCCGTACAGGACGCCCACCTTGTTACGGATCTGGTTGATGACCACAAGAGCTACCTTGTACTTGCGTAGCAGCGGGTTGATCTTGCGGAGACAGGCACCCGTGCTCTTAGCTCGAACGGCTCCCTGCATATTGTTGCCATCGTAGCTCTCTGCCTCAAATTCTGCTTTACTTGGGGAGACCGCGATGCTATCATATGCAATTACGATTGGCGTCTCAGCGTCCGTCTCCCTAATAGCCTTGATCGTGTCTTCGATAACCTGAAAGCAATCTTCTAGCGTGTCTGGGGCAGCATAAATCAACTTCTTAGGGTCTAGGCCCAAACTCTCAGCAAACTCTGGATTATACGCATTCTCTGAGTCCACAAGCATTGAGTAGTAACCCTTAGCTTGTGCGTCCTTCAAGATGTGGGTAGCGAACACAGTCTTGGCTGTAGATGCCTCGCCCATGAACTGTGTGATCATGCCTATAGGAATACCCTTAGTGTAGTCCCCACTGATGACACGGTTGAGGGCGTAGCTCCCTGTAGAGACGAAGCCCATGTCTGTAATCTGCTCGGAAAGGAGGCCCGCGTTCTTGAGCCTGTCTAATACTGTTTTATCCATGCTTTATTATAGGACCTTGACTTTTTGGGCATCTAGGTTTCCACTGTAAACCACATGCTTAATTCCATATTTGTTTATCAGTGCTTGGCAAGAAGAACAAGGCTTCGCAAGTAGACCGTTAGCACGATACACATAGATCGTGGCCCCTTTGATGTTGATCCCTTGACGAATAGCCTTGTATATTGCATGGCTCTCTGCGTGGAGTGTTGAAAAAGCACCGGAGCCATACTTAGGGTGGGTTTTTCTGTTATTGCAAGCGGCAATCAACACTTTGTTGCCTTTAGCTATAGCAGCCCCCACCCTGAAACGGTGCTCTGATTTCTCAGATTGCCTGATTGCCGCCCTCATTGGCGGCACGGACAGTCGATACTTCATTAAAAGCTTCCTGGTCGGTAAACGCCAACTCCAGATATCTTAACCCTCGGGGCGACGTTGCCCATATATCTCTCCAGCGTGCTCGGCTTCTCCTTCTTAGGATCGCAATCAAGACACCTAGCTAATTTCTTCTCTTCTTCGTAAGTTTCCATTTCCATAAAAACAGACCACATCTCATCACACTCAGTACAATAAAATTCGTAATCAGGCATCAGCGTTCATCTCCTGAGCCACCAAGGACGCCCCGATCTTTCCTGTCCCCAAGCTTCATGATATTCACTCTAGCTACGGTTTCAAGGTCAGTGCCTAGCTCCGTTGCAATTTGTGCCACATACCAAAGAACATCCCCTAGCTCTTTTGCCATCTGGTCAATATCAGTCATGTCAACCTCTGCTCCCTTGTCTCGAAGAACTTTCTTGTATTTGTTACAAAGCTCTCCCGCCTCACCTGCTAGGCCAAGGATAGGGTAGTTGAGCCCCTTTGGGTAAATTGCTGTTTCGTTTGCTTGAATTTGATAATCGTTTAGTTTCATGGCTTATTATACCTCATTACTTTATTTTCTTAGCCGGAACTCCAGCATAAACCCCAGCGTCATAAATATTTTTTACCACGGCTGCGTTCATGCCTATAGTAACATCTCCGCAAACTCGAATCCCTTCTCGAATGGAAGCGTTTGTTCCTAAGTAAACTTTTTCTCCCAATGAGACGGAGCCAGAGCACTTGCCTCCAGGAGAAGATGTATAATAATCATCTATAATGGAATCATGCCCGACCGTGCTGCATAAATTTAAAATATTGTGTTTCCCTAGTGTGACATTTGTAGTAACTACCGCCTGAGGACAGATAATGCTTCCTTCCCCAATTTCCACATCTTTCCCGACGACAGCGGTGGGATGAACAAATGAAAAGAACTTAGTTTCCTTAGGCAAGCCGCTCACAATTTGCTTTCTGAGTGCGGGATCACCTACGCAGATAAGTAGTTGGTATTGCTGTGGGTCGAAAGAAGATATAGGTTCTGCCTCTTTTTCACAGTAAGCATCATCTACAAAAATTTCAACGGGCTCCTCTAGGTACGATAATACCTCACGGGCAAATCCCCCGAAGCCAAAAATTGCTTTTTTCATTGAGTATACACCTCGTATTTTGATAGGTCTGGGTATGGTATGGTAAGGTCGTCGTTTTTCTTTTTTGAGCCATCTAAATTGTAAAACTGATTCATTAATAACAACCCCCTAGCTGCTAACTCTGGCATCATATAGAAGTTCCATCCTAGCATATCTAAATTATCATCATGGTAGGAGCACTCTCTTCGCCCTGAGTATCTGGCTCTTTTAAACCATAAGTATGCTTGGTAATCATCTGTCAGTATTGCTCCACCCTTACTTAGTTTAAAATGTTTGTACGGCCCAGTAAAGGATAAGCACATATGACTGCCTGAAATATACATGTCCCCGGTAAATCTTAAAGCTGAGTCCCAAATATTAGTTGGGGCAAGATTATAAGCACCCGTTATGGTCTCACCTTCAACGGGAACCCAGTTTACCTTAGCTCCCGCGTGAATAACTTCACACGGCACTGACGGGTAGGTTCTGCTTGGTAGGTTTATAACCTTACCTTTAACATCCTCGTACATCAAGCATAAAAACAAAGCATTGCTTGCATTATCTACGGTTACTGCGTAAGAAGCTCCTGTGTACCTACACAGTTCTCTTTCAAAATCTTCAGTTACTTTGTATACTCCGTTAGACATGTTTTCTTATAATAAAATCGTTTAGCTTAGAAAATCTTTTTATTTTTTCTTGTGAGGGGAGCGCACCATAGGTATTTTCTGGGGTTCCTATCTTTTCGTACCCACTTAAATCCAAAAGTATTGAATTAACCGCCGGGAAAACTTGCGGAGAATGCTCTGCATCTAGATAATCATCGAATACTACAAAGCCTCCTTTTTTTACAAATGGGCTGTAATTATAAAAATCGTCTTTCACTCCTTGCTCAGAATGATCCCCATCAATAAACAATATATCTATTTGTTGCTCTCCTAAGGACTCCTGTAACTTCTGTACCGTTTCCTCTGATCGAGAGTCTCCCTCAATATACTCAAATCTGTCTAATGATTCACGAACATCTTTTATATTTCCTTTTACAACTTCAGGCGTGATAGGTAACCCTAAATCTACAGATATAACTTCGGTCCTATTGTCTGCTAGCATCAGTGCCGCCGTAGCTCCAGCAAAACATCCAATCTCCACATAAACAATTTTTTCTTGATCTAAAGAATCAGAAATATCTTTCAGTATAGATACATGTTGATGAAAACCATCAATTGTTTTTCTTATACTTTTTAATTCCTCTAGATTTTTTTTAGTTTGCTTTATCATTATTTCCTCTCATTACGGACTGCTCATCCAAATGATAACAAGTTACATATGGATGTAGATATCCTTTATAGTCATTTTCCCTCATCTCTTCAGACAGACGCTCCCAAAAATCCATGTCTGAAGGCTTTTCTACTCCAGTCTCTTCAAAAACATCTCTCATTCTAGTTTTTATAGAGTTCCACCTAATACATGTAGACGCTTTTATAACATTTTGGGGAGCGGGGATATACCCGTAACCTACTTTTTGGAACCTGGGAAGAAAAAAGTCTCTACCTCCAAAAACAGATCTAGAAGCTAAGACTACCAAATCATCAAAAGAACCTAGTATGTCATTAAAAAAGGACAAATGTTCTTTGTGCCAATAATCATCGTGATCTAAGAAGCAAACATATTCAAATCCTTCTTTTAATGCGGACTCAATAGCAAAGTTAGTTCCAGACAAACCACCAGAACACCATAACTTATGGCTTTTTGCAGGGTACTTGTCTCTTTCTGGTGCAAAGGGTCTGTTTACGGCTTTAATTTTACTCTTTGGGATTTTAGAAACCATCTTATCAAATAGCTCTTCGTCCTCAAATTTATCCCCTGTAAGAAAAATCTTCCAGTCTTCGTGCGACTGCTCTAGTAAACTATCTAAAGCCTTAGTTAAGTGCTCCTCTGTTTTCCCATCATGCCTAACATATGTGCTCATTACCACAGCAAATTTAGTATTTTTTTTCATCTATGTACTCCAATAATATGGTGTGAGTATCTAGCCGGAACTTTCCTACAAAATTCCTGATACATTATACCGTCAGACTGCTCGCTCTTATCGTACCAACCCCCAAACTTTCTCCAAAGTTCTGTTTTCATGACTAATTGCATTGCATCAATGTTTTGATGCACCGCAGGAAACCCGTCCATAAGAACATAGTCGTTGGGGTTTTTGGTCCTGTACATTCCTGTCGATTTCCTTACCGTGCCCTCTAATAAAATAGGACAAATAATAATATCATCTTCAAGCTCTGATATGCCTTGCAGCACATCTCGATGTAACAGGTTGTCTGGGTTAAAGTGTATGATGTACTCTCCTTTAGCTTCTCGTATACCCAAATCTCTTAGGCTGTGGCCCCAATCATTGTACCTTTTCTTTGTAGCTTTAAACGTATAATCTATGTTATGCTTATCATAGGTTGAGTAAAAGCTCTTCGGAAGAGGTCTGCTCACTGGCCCATCGTGATACAACAGAACCTCAAAGTTCTTATATGTCGATTTTAATATAGAATCCATCCCCTCGATGAACATCTCGTCTGAGATCACACCGTCATAGTGAGGTACAATTATACTAAACTTTGGCTGTTTCATTTTTATCCCTAAGCACTTCTCTATAAAGACTTACACGCTCTTTAGCCTTTTTGTTCATATCAAAGTTTTCTTCTGTAAGTTGATGCAGGTTCTCTCCCATACGCGCAATCATATCTGGCCTTTTAGCGCAAAGAGTAAGGATCCTTACCCACTCAGATATCCCCTTCTTATGATCAATCAAGAATCCTGTTTCACCATCCTTAATCCATTCGTCATAACAACCCACATTGCTGGCAACCAAAGGGATTTTGTATCTCCCACACTCAGCTACTTTGATCTCAGACTTGCTGTCGTTGAAATCGTTCATTTCTAGAGGAGCAAGAGCAACATCCATATTAGAATAAAATTGTCCATAGCGATCAGCTTGCATGGCGTAATGAATATTCCAATTCTTCCCACCCTTGAACCCTCTTAAAATAATTGCTTGGTAGCTCTTCCAAACATCTGTCTGCCAATCCGTGTTCCCAGGGGGCGGGTGTCCATAGAAGTCCCACTGACAATTCTCTCTACCTACGCGCTGGTTTACAAGATGAGGGACACCTGAGAAATACCTAAGATCCTGCTCATGATGGATGCCTCCAACCCAACCAAAGCGAACGTAGTTTTTCTTCCTCATCTTAGTCTTTGGAAGATTCCAACAAGGGAGATTGTAGTCAATAGTATTTTTAACTATAGCTAAAGCGTTCCCTTTCCCTATGTAAGGCTTAACTCGCTCCGCAAACTTTCTCTGCGTAACGGTTACCAAATCAGCGTGGCTGTAAATGAACCCCGCGATCTCCTCTAAGCCTTTTTCCTTGTATACGTCGTAGAGACGATGACCTTCATAAATGTTGGTCAATAGATCGTCAGTATCATAGTGAACAAAGCATCCATGTTCCTTAGCCTTGCCTACAATTCTTGCTGTATAGGGTCCACCAAAATTGGACAGGTTCTGAGTGAACACAATATCGGCCCACTTCATGTTCTCAAACTCCCAGTTCTCCTGCCACTTACCAGTCTTTTCGTCAAGACCTAAAGGGTTCTTGTCCCATCGAATTTCTACTTCATCCCCATAAAGCTCTTCTAGCTTTTTCATAGGACAAATAATTCTATAGTAAGAACACCCGCCTTCATTGGCAGGTACGCAAAGGATCTTTAATTTCTTTTGTTCAGTCATAGTAAAAAAGGAAGGCACCCCGTCAGTGCCTTCCTATCATAGTCAAATCCTAAATGAAAATCAGAGGATTAGACTAATTCTTCCTCTTCTAAGACAGCCATCTCACTGGCTTCAGAAGTGTGTGAAACACCAAGAGCCGCAGCTACTCCGTGAATCGTTCCAGCGATATCTACGTTGCTGTCAGTGGGCACCATTGCCTTAATAGCCTTCGCATAGTTCTTACGCTTTCTGCGGCTGATTAGAGTGAGTACACCTTCCCAGGCAGCAATGCCTGGAACAAATGCCGAACCCACACCAATTAGAGCATCAAGGATTCCTGGAACGTCTCCGTCTCCTGGAGAGAAGGGAACATACGCAGCCTCCTCAATTAGATCTTCTCGATCAGCTAGTACCAGTTCGGTTCCCTCAGGAAGATCCTCGCGCACGCTGGCTGGGAGAGTCTCCAGTGGGACAGGCTCCATCTCAGCGCCCTCTACGAGTTGAGATGGGGTCGTTACAACGGTGTCCTCACCAAAGAGGTCACTCATGAGTTTGCAGGAAGTGAACCCAGTCATAATGACGAGCACCGCTGCGAGGGATAGAATAATGTTTTTCATAATCAGCTTTGAAGTTTAGAGAGATAATCCCCATCCGACACATCTTCGTCGGCTTCATTGGGGTTACTAAGTTCAGGAAGCCCAGTAAGGGCCGCCGCCACTTTCTTATACTCCTCGTAGTCCTCTAGCTTAACGAGGGAGTGAATGTCATGAAGGCTGTCCATAGCGGACGAGACCTCTGCTTTGCTACCCGTAGGGGAAGACTTAGGACGAGGTGCGGACTGGTCATACTTCGGCCACTGTCCCTCCATCTCTTTAATGATCTTGAAATCATGTCCGTTATCAAGGTCAGTGATGTCCCCGAAGTCTTCATCAAGCATAGCTGCAATGATCTTCTTGAATAGGATGACTCCCACAGAGAGAATCTTAACATCACCAGACTCACGATCCAGAATGTTCATGTAGTACCGCGCACGGGGCTTGATCTGCCTTGCGAGATCCTCATCCTCTTTACGTCCCGTCTTCCACAGAGCGTAGTACAGGTCACATAGAGGGCAAGCCTCACCATGTACCTTACGGCAGTGATGGTTCTTAGTAGTACCGTCTGGCCCAGTCACGCGGTGAATCTTAGTCTCCGCATAGAACTCATGGTCATCGTCCTTACCAGGAAGGATTCGAACAGCGTTGCTGCCTTCGGGGATTTGGTAGAACTTATTAAGAAAGTCCGAGTTGTTGGAGGTGCTGCCTCCGTTGTTAAGTTGTTCGTGTTTACGTCGTAGTGCGTCTAGATCAATAGCCATAGTAGTTTCCTCAGTTATAAAGTTTAGTTTCTGCTCGTTGGTTGCTGGAAAGTTGGACCAGCATATCCTTTTTTTGCTCAAGTGCCTTACAGAGACCCTTAAGAATTTCGTATTTAAAAGAAGCCTCGTTCATCTCACTAAGCGTCTTCTGGTAATCCTCGTCAATGTTAACTAGATCATCAAGATCCTTCGCAGTCAACTTAACTTTAGATTCTTGCTTGTGAGTGGATCGCAAGTCAGAGATCAACCTAGTCACTTCAGTATGAATAAAGTTGAACTCCCTCTTTGCCTTAGCCGCAAGCCCATTATAATAGGCGAAGACCGTGCCTTGCTTCATCATTTCTGCTTCAATATCACGCTCGTTAAAATCCATAATCGAATCAGTAAGCGTCTTATAGTCTGCCCAGGTAAATTTGTCTAGGACCTCTTCGATGTTTCCAATATCAGGTGTCATTTAATAAATTCTTGTAGATGTAGTAGTTGTTATTGTTGTGTTAGGTGAAGTTACCCCTGGGCTCACCCCAGGCAATGGTCCTCCACTCGGTGTATTATACGATTGTGTTAGAGTATTTGTAGTAGGATTTATAGTTTTTTGAAGAACGTCTTGTTTTTTCTTATCCAAGATATAGGATGCCGAGGTCAAAACAGGCATAGATACCGTAGGCTTCATTACTGGATACTTCAAATCAAAACTTTCTTTGGTAACAACAAATAACTGACCATCATAAGAAGCAGCAATGTAATCTCCTGGCTTTCCACGATCAATCGTTTTTGCTGGATTGTTTTGGCGCGAAGTACATAACCCAAACGGCTCACTCATTAGATAAAATCTTTGGTATTTTGTTTTGGTGGAGAAGTTTTCTCCAGGGATGGTAGCAAATGTCCAAGTGCCAAATCTTTGCACCGAAATGCGATTCACTATTCTAGTAGTAGAAGGTTTAATATCATTCTTGCTTAGTCTGCTCATTTATAATCTCAAATAGTTTTTGGTTAAGGTTTATTAGCATAAGCCAACCTCTAGAAATTAAGGTAGTCATCTCCTCATTAGTATGAGTCGGGACAATACCTGTTTCCTCATGGCCCCCCAAACCACAAAGCTCAAGGACAATATGAGTAAGCTCATGTACCAAAGTCTCTCTGGCAGTTTCATGGTCCATATCTTTCTCCAAGGAAATAATTCCCTTATCGAAGTCTGCGGAGCCATAACACTTCTCAGTAGCTTCTCTCAATCCTCTCTTAATATTTAGTGCGTAGGAGCGATATCCCACCAAAACTTCTGTGATACCCTCCTCAACCAATCTATCCAAAATATTGTGTTGTTTAGTTGGCATCAAAACCTCCATCAATCTCAGTCATTCTAAGTGTACCGTAGTCAACACCCATATGCACGGAGAACCTCGGCCTTCCGTTGCGGGACTTAATTACATAGGCACGCATGACCCCATTGTCGAATTCTTCTTCAGACTGGTTCAAGGACATAGCGAAGTCGCAGGTACGAATCTTTCCGTAGCTGTCGCCTAGCTCTGCATCAGTGATGACCTGCACCATACGCCCCTGCCTGTTAGTCTGCGTGGCCGTCCAAACAAGAATGTTGAACTCCATTGCTACGCCACGAATCTCCTCTGCAATTCTTTGCTGTGCCTGATACTCCTTCTCGATATCCCTTACAGGACGCAAGAGTTCTAGATAATCAATAATTACAAGGTCTGGACTAAACTCCTCGTAATTCTGTAGCTGCACTAGGAGATTACGGACTGTGTTTGAAGACGCCTGACCCGTAGGAAACTCCTTAATTACTAGGTCGCTCCCTGGGAACCGTTCCTTGAACATGTTGAGCCTCTCCGTAACAGTAAGCTGCGAGGACGGGTCTTTGAGCTTGAATTGTGGAACAAGCGTAGTCACCGAGTCGAACCGCTGGGCGATCTTATCCTCGCTCATCTCCAGGGAGACATACAGAACCTTCTGTCCCTCCATCATCGCCTGAACACCCTGGTTGACTAGGTAAAGCGACTTGCCTACGCCAGGAGGAGCAACAACCATCGCCAGTTCCTTCTTGCCTAGCCCACCCTCAAGGGACCTATCAATAGAATGAAGCACAGTCTTATATTTTTCCTTCTTCTCCTCGTTGAAGGTACGGTCCCATCGCATGTGGATGTCGGAGAAGTAGTCCTGCCCAGTGTCCACATCTCGATGGACGAGGAGGGCCTCCTTTACCAGAGCCTCAACCTCTTCCATCCGGTCCTCTTGAACCAATGAGATGCTTTCCGCAATAGCAGACTTCATGGCTTCTTTCTTAGCGAAAGTCTCCACAATGTCTAGCATGTACTCCGAGTTACTGATCGTAGCCTCGTCGAGGCCATTGATAAAAGTAAGCTCGTCGTCATAGTCTGACACGCTTTCCCTGGAGCCAAGTTTGTCCTTCACATCTTGAAGAATAAACTCATCAGTAGGCAGCTTGCCATACTTTTCATAGTAACTACGAACAGTAGTAAAGATCCGCGCATGGGACGGATACTCAAAATGATCCGGCTTTACGAGGTTGACGATTTGCAGGTAGAAATCCTTATCGGACTTAAGGAAGTAAAGGATTCCACGCTGAATATTATCAGAGAAATCGTAAGCCATTTGTTTATCCGTTCTTGTTTGGTTTAGTTATGTCTAGTTTGGTGCTACCGATGTCTTTGTAGCCCTTTTCGTTGGCAATATCATAGGACTGCTCAGTGATTTTTTTAGACAGTTCCCTCTTTTTCGAAGCTTCAGCATCAGAAACTTTAGTTACCAAATTATCTTCTGCCATTTTTTCGTAATTAAAAGACATAGATTTATACCGAAAAGACTCATCGTCCATAGCCTTTTTAGTTCCTTCTATACTTTGCTTCAACCACCTATCTCCAGAGGTTTTATCATAACCCTTCTCGGCGTGCTTTTTATACCTCTGGCGAACCGTGTGGAAATCTTTATCATCCCCCCACTTAACATTTACTTTAAGGTTAGCGAAATATCTTTCTGATAAACGCTTACACTTTGGGCAGCGGGTTCTGTCAGGAGCCTTACCCACAGGTAGATCTCTATCCCAGTAGATACTGCATTCTTGACAAACCCATTCAAATATAGCCATAATTAATCCTCCCAATAAGGGTCATCCTCCATCGGGAGGGGTTCCAACTCAGCAGTCTCCTCCAGCGGCTGAACAGGCGTCTCCTGATTGGACGGACTCTTCTGGGGTTTCGGGCATTCCCATGTATTTTTCAATGTTTTCCTCCGTTAGCGCAATAGCTTGTAGTGGTTCGTTTCCTTTTGACCCTGCTCTGTAGACAGTAAATCCTTTGAGGTAAGCAGCGTAGTCAAGAGCAGGTTGTGAAAACTGCTCAGGGGTAGCGTCCGCAGGAAGGTTAATTGTCTTAGAGATGCAAGAATCAATATACTTTTGGATAGTGGCCTGGACCTTAATGTGTCCCTCAGGAGCGACATCGTATGCGCCGACAAACGGAGCGAGGTCCTTCCCCTTAGAATAATACTCTTGGAACAGAGGATCAACAACTAAAGACTCTTTCCACACGTTGGCTTGACGATATCGTCTGTTATACATAGCAGAGAAGATTGGCTCGATGCCACTGGAGAGTCCGAAAAGCATGGACGTAGTGCCGCAGGGTGGGATTGTAAGCATGACTGCGTTACGGACGCCGTGCTTCTTAATAAGCATTCGGATACGAGCAGGAAGAGTCTTAGCGAACTCCTCATTCAGGTACTTCTTGTAGTCGAACTCAGGGAACGGAGACTTGTCCCGCGCAAGGTAGATCGACTGCTTGTAGGACTCATCACGGATCGTGCTGAACAAACGCTCAAGGAACTCTAGGCACTTCTCAGAACCATAGCGAATACCAAGACGAATAAGCATGTAGTGAAGCCCTGTGACACCTAGACCAACTCGACGACTACGCTCGGCAACAGTCTTGCACTCCTCGGTGGGGAACGTGTTAACTGTAAGAACATTGTCCAAGAAACGAATGCCTGTACGAACAGTACGAGCTAGGCGCTTCCAGTCAAGATCCGAACCGTCTTCCAACACCATGTTGTTTAGGTTAATGTTACCTAAGCAGCAGTTGCCGTAAGAAGGGAGAGAGATTTCGCCGCACGGGTTAGTGCTGTCAAGATCCTCGAAGTAGCTAACATTGGTGTAACTGTTAGCTAGATCAATGTTGTAGATGCCTGGGTCCCCTGACTCCACTGAGTTTGTCCAAATAAGGTCCCAAAGTTCACGGGCTTTCATGTCCCGCTGCCCTTGAAGCTCAAACGTATCAGTCCAAGCAACCTTGTGAAAGTTCTCAGCCCTAGCCATAGCATCGTCAGCATCCATACCGATAACTCGGAGGACTTCACCATCGCTGCTACGAACCATGTCATAAAGGTGATACTCCTTACTGTTAAAAGTAAAGTGCCAATCCTCACCAAGCTCAACAGCCTCAAGGAAACGGTTAGTGATAGCAACCGAAATGTTGAAGTTGTTAAGTTGCCCCTGATCAAGCTTTACAGAGAGGAACTCAAGTAGGTCAGGGTGCGTCACGTTAAGGATACCCATAAGGGCCGTGCGTCGGTTCTTGCCAGCGCGAACGTGCTCACCAACCTCATTGATCATTTTAAGAACGCTGACTGAGCCTGGGGCAGAGTTAGCAACGCTTCCAATGTGATCACCTTTAGGACGAAGCTTGGACACGTTGAAGCCTACACCACCACCAGCACAGGAGATACGATACATATCCTGTACAGTCTTACCAATGGAGTCTACGTTGTCCTCAGGAATAATGACGTAGCAATTAAGAAGATTGTGACGACCACGGTTACGACCAGCACCAAAGATGATACGGCCACCAGGAATAAGATCACCTGAGCCAATAGCATCATAAAATGCTTTCTCGATGCGTTCCTTATCCTCATCTAGTTCCGCAGAAGCAATGGTCTTAGCGATGACCTTGGCTCTTTCGCCCCACTTAGTTTCGCCTGGGTAAGCGTATCGAGATTCAAAAATTGATTGACCCAGAGGGTCTAGATTTGCATTTGCCATATTTATTTTCCTATAGATAGTTTAGATGTTCCGTTGGACTTTATCATAGTCACGGTGCGGGCGTTGTCCATTAAAGATTTGAGGTAATTATTATGAGTAATTACATACAAAGTCTTAGACTTCTTTAGTTCTGAGAGTAGTATGTAGAGTCCTTCCATACCCTCGGCGTCCAAAGATTCTGCTATTTCATCGAAAAACATAATGTTAACGTCTTCGGTGTTGGAGATCTTCAGTAGGCTCTGTAGTCCAAGCATAACTGCTAGGCTAATCTTTTTCTTCTCTCCCCCTGACAGGGAGATGTAATGGATAGTGTGAGACTTGTGAGTAATTGTCTCATTAAGAGCTTCATCGAACTCAATGAAGAACTTCCCTTGTGACAGGTGAGACAAGTAGAAGTTAACCTTAGCGTTGAAATACTCAAGTACATTTCGGATAACAAATTTTACTACACCGTTTTCCGAGAATGCCTTCTCCCAGAACTTCATGATCTCGTAGTTGGTGTTGTAATCACCGCGCTCGTCGTAAACATTCTGTAGCTTTTCCAGGGTTTGTTCTTTCTGGTCCTGGAGGAAGCGGATCTTGTCTTCAATAGATTTGTACTCAGTTACGAGGCTGTAGTCTTTGGGATCAACCACTACTTCCTTGTAGCTTCCGTTTAGCTCATTTAAATCTCGCTGAATACTTTCAATCTCAGCATCGAATGCCGCCATTTTGTCAGCTAGAGCGCCTTCGTCCATAGCCTCCTTGACCTTTTGCCCGCAGGATCTACAGGTCTTGGTCCTAGCATTCGCTAGGAAGTCCTGTGCTCGCTTCTGCTCGCCTTTGAGCGTCCGCACGGAGTCCTTTATCTCCCAGTCGATGCGTTGATTGTGCTCGTTTACAGCTACCACTTCCGCAAGTGTAAGATCTCTGCACTTGTCCATAAGCTCTGGATCAATTTCTTCAAGCAATCTTTTAGCCCCACTAATCTCTGCATCGTAAATCTCCACCGAACTTTGGTGCTCGTCTATAATCGCTGTCAGCCTCTTCGCTCCCTGGTTATATTCAGACTTGAGATACTTCACAGAGTCACGCAAAGCAAATAGGTCATCCAAGTTAAGGAAGTTCTTGATGATAGTTCTCTTATCATCAGGAGTGGCTGTCAGGAACTCAATGTTATTCTGCTGACCAAAGATTGTAGATGCGAGAAACACTTTATAATTTGTGTTCAGTAGCTCATCAATCAGTGTCTGGGTATTGGTGGCGTTGTCCGTGGTAAGCTCTTCCCCGTTCTTGTACAGGCGAAGGAACGTAGGGCGCTTGCCTCGCTCGATTACAAGATCGTTGACCTCAATACGAACAACACAGTTCTTCCTCGTCCTGTTGTTGACGAGGGCCTCCTCCGTAGACTTACGAATAGTCCTACCAAACAGGCCCCACACAAGAGCTTCAATCATAGCACTCTTGCCGGAGCCATTGGACCCTTTAGTGTCCTTGTTCTTGCCCTCGATCATGACAATCCCTTCACCGAGACCACCTAGATCGAACTCTATGTTTTTTATAGAGTAGAAATTACTGATCTCTATCTTTTTGATTTTCATGGATAAGCTTTAGACCATCAAGGAGAGTCTCTTTATTAATTTTTGTGTTGCTTGCGTTTAGGTACTGCTCAATCAAGTCGTCGTTAACCTGCAAGGATATGACTCCTGGTTGCGGATCAAAAACATCTCGATCATCTAGTAGAGGGACATACTTTATCTCCAAAGAGCCCACATCCAGCCCGTCACATGTCCAAGCCACAGACGAGTCTTCTTCCAAAGAATTAATAGTGACCCGCAACAACGTAAACCATTCCTTTTGGTTAATCCAATCAGCGTTATCTTTAACTTTCTCATAATCAATTACTAGATGTCTGACTCCAAAATCTATTGGGTATTTTTTGAATCCTTTCTTTGTGATAACTCCGTAATAGCAATCTTTTCCAGCTTCTCCAAAGTTTGTTGAGTAAGGTGTTCCCAAGACTGTAACTTGTCCGTCTTCCGTGTGCTTGTGAATGTGCCCAAGTATAGTACGGTTTTTGAAAGCATCCAGTTGAATGCCAAAGTCGGCGTCACCAGCAGAGTTAAGAGAACCGACGTAACCAAAATGACCGAAGACAAAACTACCTGGATGGGCAGCACCCAGATCATGTTCAATCCTCTGCTCATCCTCGTAGTGGGGGATGAAAGTCCAATCGTTCCTTTTGTCATAATAAGTTTGAGTAAATACTTTTACTTTATCGTTTTCAAGAAGAGACAGCGATGTCACGCCGTCATCCGATTTATTATAGCTGTCGTGATTGCCTCTTAGAATATAAACATCAAGACCTTTTTCTTCAGTGATCCAGTCCATTAAATACTTAAGAGATAGCATCACAGGGGGGCGGGGGGAGCGGTGCATCATCAGATCCCCTAGGAAAATTACAGAATCACATCGGTGCTTTACAATGCCCCGCTCTACAATTTTCTTAACAGTTTCTAGCTGCGCCTCCATCATACCTCTGGGGGTATGGTTGAAGTGCAGATCCCCAATCACTAGCGTAGGCATAGGGCCTCCCAACTAAAAGGATAAAGCATCTCCATAATTTGTCCAATGGCCCTGGCATACTTCTGTGCCTCTAGCTGAGTATGCTTCTCGCTCCTTAGTTTCCACAGGTGGTGCCAGCCAAGCAACGTCCCCGTGGTTACAGTAGTTGTGAACATAGACTGCGGGAGGACCATTCTAGCTTGCTCTGGGGCCACGCCCTGCCCAATCATATCGTTGTACACAGCTAGAGCGTTATGATTGACAAACTTGTTTCTAGACATCATATTGGCACTCTTAGGGTGCATAGTGTCCGTGCTCCCCTGCTTCACATTATCAGCCTTCTCCCTCCAGATAGATGGTTCGTGGAACTGTGGCTCTCCGGTGATATAACGTCTAGATACCTCGCTCCAAGAGAAACCAACTTGATGCTTGCCCAGTTGACGGAGCACGAAAATAGGAGCAACAAGACGTAGAGTAGCAGAAGGATGACGAAACGGGAGATCGTGTCGCTCTCTTGCCAAATAGTTGATAAGCTTTTTATCTTTGTCCTCATCGAATTCTTTATGTTCTTTGTCGAAAGAGCAGCGGGCTGCGTTGACTACCAGAAGATCACCATCCTCTGTGTGGTTCAGCAACTCTACCGAACCCTTGTCTAATACTTGTAGTTTCATAGAACGGGGACTCCCCCCTCAAAATGTACTTCCTTACCGTCCCCAAACGAAGTGCCAAGCTCAACATCAATACCGAAGGGAACGTCAAATTCGATATCGAATACTTTCTTGAGCGTAGGGTAGTTTACCATCTCATCATAGATGATTTCAATAGCTCTCTTGCTCTCATTCTTGGGACAAACTACTTCAATCGAGTCGTGGACCGTAGCTACAGGTCGAGCCTCCATGTTCTCCCTCTTAAACCTACGGCTGATGCCTAGTAGAGCACACAAAAGAATGTCAGAGGCTGTAGACTGAATGGTGAAGTTAAGTCCTTGTCTAAGAGCACGGTTAACCACACCACGATCACGGCTCGTCACATTAGGTAGCTTGCGAGTCCTGCCAAAGATAGTGTACGCTTCTTGGTTTGCTAGAACGTACTCGTTAACAAAGTCCATGTACTTGAAGATACCTGGGTAGACGTTCTGGTAGTCCGCGATGATCTTCTCAGCACGCTTCATGGGAATACCCATCGTCTCACTCAAGTTGAAAGCACCTCCTCCATAAACAATGAGGAAGGATACAGTCTTGGCAATCTGACGCTCTTCCTTACTAATGTTCTCCTTCTGGAACAGGAGCCTAGCCGTGTAAGTGTGCAGGTCCGCACCAGACTTGAATGCCTTCTGCATGACGAACTCTTTGGAGATATGGGCCAAGACCCGTAGCTCCATCGCAGCATAGTCAGCGGCAAGGAAGTCCCAGCCAGGAGGAGCACAGAACAGGTCTCTGATGTTATCCTCGGTCTCTCTAGGTAGAGTGTGGAACGATACACCCATCGGTTTCTGCGCGTTGTAGGAGGCACAAGACAGACGGCCAGTAGCCGTGCCATCAAACCGGAAGTCCACGAAAACCTTGCTCTGCTCGTTATACTCGATGGCTTTCTTCGTACCATCAATATAAGTCTTAGTCAGCTTCTGAGACTTGCGAAGGTCAAGCAAGCCCTTGATAAACTTCTTAGACTCAAGCAACTCCTCGGTGCTCTTGCTGGCGACAACAGACTTACTGATACGCTTCCCCTCATCTCTGTGCTTCCAATTAGCCACGGCGCTCTAGCTCCTCGTCAATGTGTTCCAGTAGTAGTTTAAGTGTAGGTGCGGAGACAGAAGGTGCCCCCTTAGGTGTCCTGTCAGGGGGGTAAAGCTCCATGCCACCCTCTCTAGTATACAGAATCTCGCACAGATCTGCGTTAGAAGATACGTTATCTTTTGTAGTAACCCCCTTGCAAGTGTACAGACCATCTTCTCTGTCCATGTTCTTGGACGATAGCTGGTGACCTACTCTATCCAAGGCGTCTTGATCAACAATCAGACCCTCCCACTCCATCTCTGCGAAGTTGGATAGGCTGGGCATCACAACGTGCTTCAGGAGATTCATCGTATTGTCTTCCAAACGGTCTACGATCAGGTCGAATAGCTTGAGTGTGAAGTGGGTGTCCATAGCGTTACCCTCCATGCACTCACCTAGGTCCATGTTAGCCCAGTCAAATCTGGACGGATTATCAATAGTAAGCATTAGATATCCAGGAAGATGCCGTCTTTGGCCTTGTCATAGTTATATCGAGCAGAGAAGTAACGCTTCATGGCTTTACGATGCTCGAAATCAATCCTTGCGAAATTCAAATGCGCTTCAGCGTGCTCCTCTTTAAGCCTAATGTAATCAGCCTCGGCTTCTTCAAATTCAGCCTTCATTTCTTCTAGTGTCATAGGTTCTCCAGTTCAGAGGCAAAGTAAAGTTTGGTAAGGTCCATCAGGCCCTTGGGCATGTTCT